TATAAATCACCAACGCCCGGTTGAACAAAAAATACAGTAGAAGTTTCATCGTAACCAAACAATGAAGTTGCTCTAGAATATTCTATATTTACAGATCCATTGTCTTCAAGTACTGTAACAGATAAACTTGATACATCTACATTTTTATTATTGATTTTATATATCAGAGGATTGCTATAGTTAATAGCATAAGTATCGCTTAAGTAGTTACCTTCGTAAATAGTAATAGTATCACTAACAAAAGCTCCATTTACTTTATTTGAAAGTATGATATTTTCTGTTGTATTAAATGAAAATGAATAATCATCTATTCTTGTTATAAAAGAAGTACCCTTTGGTATTACAATAGAGTTTTTATTCTGATCTGTTGGTGTAATTGATAATTGAATATCTGCTTTAGCGGATGTAAATGATCTTGGAAGATAATTAAGCTCTTTGGCGTGTGAAATAACGCTGTCGCGCAACTTCGCCGAGTCCAGAAACATTTCATTTCCGACCATATTTAAATAAAATGCATTTTGATATGTGTTATATGCAAGAACGTCTAATAGAACTGACAGGTTACTACCATCAAAATCGTAATCTTTAAATTCTTCTTGTTCAGTCAAATAAGTTTTGAGCGAAGTTTTGATTGAATCAAAGTCTAATTGAGTTAAAGCTATACTTGAGTTTGCAGCCATTATCTTGCTCTATAAAGTGTTAAATTAAGTGCGACAGGATTTACACTATTTATTATCTCAAAATAGATGTATATATCATAGGCGTGTCTAGATTCATTTGCCTGAACGATAATATCGACTATTCTAGCTCTTGGTTCATATTGGCGAATAGTTTCATCTATAGTCTTTTTTATTTCTTCTGAAATAGCATTAGATATGTTTTCAAACAAAAGACTTTTGATTCTGCACCCAATTTCTGGCTGAAACATTCTATCATATTTTTCAGTAAGAATTAAATTACGAATAGAACGCTTTACAGATTCTTCATTAACATATTTTGCTAAGCGCTTGTTTTGAGGATGAGCATTAAAATTAGTATAAAAGTCACTGTAATACGGCTTCTTAGCAGAAGCTACTTCTGTTCTAGTAATTTTATTTATTCTGGTGACATCGACCATTTAAATCTCTTTTCTTTTATTTATTTGACCGGAGGCGATCCAGAACGGCTATGCTTATGTTTTTGTAAAGAAATACCATCTGATATAATGTCACCATCAGACTTTAATTCTCCTGTTAATTCAACATCTCCATCAATGTATATCTTACCGGTCATACCAATATCTGTTCCACTAATATTCACAACACCAGACTTAGATACTAAATCAATGTCACCATCAGAAGTAATTTGGATCTTACCTTCATTTGATAAAATTTGAAGATCACCCTTGATAACACTAATAGAATGATCATTAATAGTCACACTAGTAGAATCTTTTACTGACTTCGTAATAATGGTACCATCAGGAAAGATCTCAATATATGATCCAGACTTATGATAAACATGAACTCGCTCAGCTGTTGGAGTATCATCAAGTTCTAGAACATGCCCGCTTTCAGTTGTAATAGTTTTATTATATGGATATTTAGCAGCGTATTTGGTTTTCTTTTCTCCGAGTTCTTCTACATAATCTTTTTCAACTGGGCCGTTACCTCTAGCATAACTTGAAACCGAATGATTCGAATCATCTACCGCATAAGGAAAACTACCAATAATGTAAGAAAGCTTAGAGTCGACTCTAAAACCAAATACCTTTGAGTCTTTACTCAACCCAACGGCCGACACGCCTATTCCTTTTGCATTTGCTCCAGTGGTTGGCATAACAATATGGCACCAAAATAGATTATTATTAGATTCTAAAGAATGACCAATAAGTTCTTTTACTTTGATCCGGCCCATCTTTTGTGGGTCATCGATGTCGACAACTTCACCCTGGAACCAGCGTTCAATATTCATTCTATAATTCCTTTACGCATAAGCTCTTGGAGCCTCACCACCATAACCATCTTTTACAATCTCTAGTGCTTGCAAGTAATCAGAATTTTCACCAAATGTTAATAAATGCCGGCACTTAGTAACTAGATAATTACCAGCGGCTACAGAATTGGTATCAACATATGATCTGTCTTCACCCAAGGTGAGTGCATTAAATTCTGGAATCTTTGCAGTAATCACGTCTCCGATAGTTATTGTAGTATCACCATATATTGTAATTTGTGCAATTGTATTAAACAAGAATGAAAGATAATATGGTCTTACTGCTGCAGCATAAGCAGACTCTGCTGTTTCTATAGTAGGATCATACCGGTATTCTATAATCCTACCTTCACTCTTTGACAACTCATTTTGTGCTGCTGTAGACGATGACTCAGAGCCTTTATTCAATTGAATGAAACTAAGCGTTTTTGGATTTACACTAATATCTTCAATTTCTTGAGTATTAATATTAATCTTTCTTACTGTAACCTTTCCTGCGCCGAGAGCTCGAGTAACATTGGCATTCCCAGTTTGAATTGCTTTAAATGCTAAAATGTTTCTCCATGAAGTGCCTTCCATACTAATATTAGATACAGTAGATTGAGTGAAGAATTTATCACCAATTTTAGTAAGGCCCTCTTTAACTAATCCTTCAAAAGATTTAAAATGGTATCCTTTAGTGTTTTCAAAGAATAAGAAACAGTGTCCCTTAAATTCTGAAGACATTGCTTTCAATCTAATTTCGTCGATTGCAGTAAAAGGATTCACAATAGTAAAATTAAACGCGTGAAGACCTTCAGTCTTTTCTAGGAAAATCGGTTTCTTCGTCTCTATACCATCTGCTGACTGAAGAATAGTTGCTATCATTCTTTCACATTCTATCTTTTTCTTTACCAGCGACATGTTCTTCTTTTGTGATGACACTAGAGCTTCTTTTGAAACGCACGTAATTTTGTAGACAATTCCCTTGTCATCAGGAAGAGTGTCTGCCGGATCTACAATAATAGGGTAAAAAGTATACTTTACTGAAGCTTCTGCGTTATCATCATATGTAGTAAATTCAAGATCGATACTTTGCTCTAAAAAATTAAAATGATCAAACATGCCAACTTTATCTGATATAATAAATTCTGCAATTACAGTTGGCTCAAGTACACTTTCATATATGTCAGCCATCGCACAGTATGGTGTAAGCCCCAGTTTTCTTCCACCGGGCACACTCATTTTGAAGTTTATAAGTTTGAATTTACCTTCACGGTACTGCGTTGGCGTCATTGTTTAAGTTGCTCAATAAATGTTTTTTCAATATCCGGAACATAACTAGACTTGATCATAGTAATATACTTCTTAAGCTCATTTTGTTCTTCTTCATAATCATAAGCATACACAGGAGCCCAGAAATTCTGTTCTTCAATTGTAATATTTTCTTTCAGCGTTATAACATCTGTAATATTTTCAGAGGTAGAAACTTCAAAATCACTTTCTATATGCTGAACAATAAGAATACCAGCATCATCGTCTTTAGATACTAGTGTTCCGGAAGCAGCAGTGGAAGTTTGGCTAATAATATCGCCAACATCAAAAGAAGAAATATCAATTGATACAGTTAACTGTACAATTCTATTTGTAGAAGCGATCCAATCTTCTTTTACTCGTTCATAGCCAACTATCTGTGATGTTATATTAAGTCTCGGCTTCCAGTATTTCTTGATGTTCGAACTTAGATTGTCATACACTGATTCAGAGATTAAACTTTCATCAGGAGCCCAGTCATTTCTATAAAATAAAATTAAGCTTCTAGCTAATTCTATAGAGCCATATTTGCCAATTATATAGTTGTTGAAGTCTTGATTTGATTTATAGTAATCATGATATGGATCTACAATACTATTGGCCATATAGATTAACCAATCGTACTGTGAAGAATTATAATAATTAAAAGAAAGAATGTCTGGTCTAGTACTACCTTCTTGAAGAACATAGTCAAAATTAACATAAATATCTTTTTTAGTTTTATCTGTAAAATCTACTCGCGCTAAAATATTCTTAGCCGGAGTGCCATTATAATCAACAAGTGGAAATCTGTTAAAATACTTACCCATGATTATTTAGCAACTCCTTTAGCAACACCTGTGTAAATACTTGCTACTAAGCCTTTACCTTCATCTATAGCCGATCCTAATCCTATTTTACGAGCCCCTGCCTCTGCAGCATCTTTAAAGTTCTCAAGATTATCTGGGCGGCCGCCGGACTGTAGTCCATAATCACGAGCCGTCTGAATTTCGGTTTCAAGTAACTGTATTTCTAATTGAATCATGGTAGGCTCTCTCGAGCCAGCAAAGAATGAAGGTATACCGGCTGGAGCATAGTTAACAGACACACTTTTGATCAAACATTTTTTAAAGTTTATAAGTGGTTCGTTAAATCCCATCAACGCAATTTCAACCATAGGAGGATACTGGAGCGCTGCTGTACCCGTAGTACTGTAATTTGGTAAAGAATTCTTTTTAATCTCATTAACAATTGCTCTAAGATTTTTGCTTTCTGCTGGATTTCGCGGTGCAAATGTCCATTGGAACGAATGAGATCTCAGTTCAACACCAGAGAATATTGCTTGCAAATGTGGATTAGGAACTGCACCTAGTGCCTGACCGAGCGCATCAGCTCCAGGGCCTTCGAGTGCTTGAGCAAGCTTTGCGTATAAAATAGCAAACTCCGTGCCCTGCACAGCC